GTCAGTCATGACGTGCACGGTGGTTTTGTTCCTCCCGCCAGGGGGGCTTGTTTCCCGTCTGGTTGGATTATATACTTCCCGGAAGACCCAGGGGTGCTATCGAAATGCTGGACATACTCTATCTAAGGCACAACCATGAGAAGTCTGGCGAGAGCAAGTGCCCTTTTAGGGACCTTTGTTGCGCGTTTATCTGGGCGCGCAAATGAGGAGAGTCAAAGGAGTGGTGAGATCGTTCTGAGTGTAAATACAGATGCTAGGCAGGGGAATGTGTCGAGTCCGTTGCTTTATGGGGCTATGTTCGAGGTACCACCCATTCCTTATATTATTTTCTTTCACTTGAGCTCTACCGACAAAAACAGGAAATGGACCACTCCGGCGACGGCGGTATTCACGCCCAACTGCTCCGCAACAATGGCTTCCAAGGCTCCGAGCCCGACCTAACCGCCTACAAACCCATTGGTGACGTGGATCTCTCCATTGACCCTCTCCGTCCTGTCAGTGAAGCCATAAACGCCTCCCTACAGGTAACCGTTCCCAACGATGCGAGCGGATTCGTGGGATTTGCGAACACGGGATACGCAGGAGTTCCTGTTATAAACGCTACGTACCAGAACTCGTTCTGGATGAAGGGGGAGTATAATGGAACTGTGACGGTGCAGCTGGTTGGATTGAGCAGTGGGGAAATCTTTGTGACGCATAATTTGAGCGTGGAGAGTTCAAGGGAGGAGTTTAGGAGGTTTGAGACGAGTTTCAACTCGACGAGGGCTGCAGAGGATGGGGATAATGAGTGGAGGTTGCTGTTTGATGCTGCGTTGACTAATGGGAGTTTTCTGAATTTGGGTTTGGTGGAGTTGTTTCCGCCAACGTACAAGGGGAGGTATGCGCTGCAATTTGTCTAGCAAGTCTTGGGATAAGTGATTGACTGTCTAGGGCTAATGGCTTGCGCGATGATGTTGCCAAGTTCCTGGAGGCGAGTAAGCCTACGTTTTTGCGCATGCCGGGAGGCAATAACATGTACGTTTACCCTAGTTTTGCCTCTACAGCGGCTAAATTATGCAGCGAGGGCCTTTCGATTCCTAAGCGATGGATTTGGAATAATACCATTGGACCTACGGTTGACCGGCCTGGACGAGATGGTAGTCTCTTATTCATGACTTTGGATGACTGTTGCTAACTCTGCTAAAGGTAATTGGTTCTATCCTAATACGGATGCCCTAGGTCTCGATGAATACATGTGGTGGTGCGAAGATATGAACATGACGGCCGTGCTGGCCGTTTGGGATGGCAAGTCGTATGGCGGTATCGTCTCTGGGCCGGACTTGAAGCCTTTTGTTGATGATATCATGAACGAACTTGAGGTATGTTTACCATCCACCGAGTCAAAGCTAGTATACTAAATCGGTAGTACCTCCTCGGCTCCTCTAACTCCACCTGGGGCAGTCTTCGCGCAAAGAATGGCCGCAAAGATCCCTGGCCTCTACAATACGTCGAAATCGGCAACGAAGATGACTTCACTGGTGGCTGTGAGACCTACCCCGATCGCTTCACCCAGATCTACAACGCCATCAACTCGACATACCCCGATCTCAACATCATCATCTCGACGGGAGTGCAGAACTGTATACCGTCACCATTGCCGCCGGACGTCATGATTGACCTTCACTACTACCAGTCGCCGGATCCGCTCGTTGGTTTATTCAACCAGTTTGATAACTTTCCCCGGGATCGGCCTATTATCGTTGGAGAATGGGGATGTCGCAACACGACTGCTGAACGAGGACAATTCTGGAGCTTTGTGCAGGGGAGTTGCGCTGAAGCCGTGCATATGATTGGGTTTGAGAGAAATAGCGACATTGTCAAGATGACGGCTTATGCGCCGTTGTTGCAGAATTTTGCGTTTACGCAGTGGTCGGTAAGTATGCCCTGTCTCCTCGTTTTGGACTCGGATAAATAACGATGACAGCCAACTCTCTTCGGTTTATCCTCGGACCCCAACTCCTTGACTCCGTCGACATCATACTTCGTCCAGCAGATGTTCGCCGGCAACAAAGGAACCTCGATCCTTCCTGTCAACTCAACCACGGACTTTGGACCAGTATACTGGGTCGCCTCACGGAACGAGACAACCGTCCAACTGAAACTCGCCAATTACGGCGCGGACAACCAGACCATAACCGTAAATATCCCAGATACGAGATCAGGCACTCTGGAGATATTGGCAGGACCGCAATTTGCGGGGAATAAGCCGGGGGATGTTAATGTCGTGCCGAGGAGGGAGAGGATTGTGAGTGAGGGGGGAATGGGTAATTATACAGTGGAGATGCCGGCATGGGGAGTTGCAGTTTTGGCTGTTGAGTGATTGGGCTTAGTTTATATGTTTGTATATTGATTCTTTATTGTGTAAAATTTTATTGTACTTTAGTAATGGGGAGGAGGGGGGATTAATCTAGTGCATATTGAGTATCAATCAATCCCCGACTTGCCTATACGAAACGCGGTATAGGGCATCCACTGAGTATAAATGGAGTGTCAGAGCGATAAATATCCTTTTTTTTTTCTTTCTTCAACAGGTCTATTCGTTCCTGGTATAACAAAATGCGTTTATTGTCCCTCCTCTCGCTCTCCACCTTAACTGCTGCGGCCGTCACCTACCGCGGCGCAGACATCTCCTCTCTTCTCGTCGAAGAGGACGCAGGCAAGACTTACAAAAACGCCAATGGCGAGACACAAGCACTAGAAACCATTCTAGCGAATAATGGCGTAAACTCGGTCCGACAACGGATATGGGTGAACCCGAGCGACGGATCGTACGATCTGGACTATAACGTGGAGTTGGCCAAGAGAGTCAAGAATGCGGGTATGAGTGTTTATTTGGACTTGCATTTGAGTGATACATGGGCGGATCCTTCTGATCAGGTATGTTTCCTCTTCCCATAAGACGATAGTGACTGATAAGTAAAGACAACTCCCTCCGGCTGGCCAACAACAGACATCGACACCCTCGCCTGGCAGGTCTACAACTACACATTAGACGTCTGCAACACCTTTGCCAGCAACAACCTCGACGTCGAGATAATCTCCATCGGCAACGAAATCCGCAACGGGCTTCTCTGGCCACTTGGTAAGACTGGGAGTAGTGATGGCTACTACAATATCGCGCAGATCCTGCACTCAGGCGCGTGGGGCGTGAGGGATTCCGATCTCAGCACAGCGCCGAAGATCATGTTCCATCTCGATAACGGGTGGGATTGGGAGTCGCAGAAGTATTTCTACGATAGTGTTCTTGTCAGTGATAGCGCGCTGGAGCCGAGTGATTTCGATTTGATTGGGGTGTCGTATTATCCGTTTTACAACGCGGACGCGACGTTGTCGGCTTTGGAGAGCAGTCTGAGGAATCTGCAGTCATCGTACAGCAAAGACGTGGTGGTTGTTGAGACGGATTGGCCCGTCACATGCTCGAACCCGGAGTATGATTTTCCGTCGGATGTATCATCGATTGCGTTCTCTGTTGATGGGCAACGGTCGTTTCTGGAGAAATTGGCTAGCACAATCTCCACTGCCGGAGGAGTGGGATTGTACTACTGGGAGCCGGCGTGGATTGAGAACGCTGGATTAGGATCAAGTTGCGAGGACAATCTCATGGTGGAACAGGTGGGACAAGTTAGGGGAAGTGTGAGTGTCTTTGGAGATCTGTGATTGCCATACAGATTGACGGAACCCTGTCCCTGGCAGTGTGGCTGTGGTCCGGGGAGAGTTTCGTCAGGCTGATTTCAGGGCCGGAAATGGAAAGTTCGTGTCTGATATAAATAAACGTGAGACGGATATTTTTATCTGTCAGATTCTTGTCCAGGGGTATGGAGCACAGAGGACAGTGTCTGTAGTCTGACATGTATGAAGCTGTACATAGTACTCTGTAGAGTATCGTGGAGGGTACTGGATGGAGAGTCTAAATAAACTCCAATAGTTCCAATGTCAAATTGCAATAATTTCCCCGTCTCCTTACTGCCGTATAATTTCCACTCAATGGAATCTTGAATAGTATGTAGTTATATGCAACTCACGTGCATCGGGTTCAACTCCCAGTTGGATAACTTCGTTTCGACCTCACCTCTTCCTGTCACTCTGTTACCTCTGTTGCACTCGCTCTAAAATATTAAATCAGCAGTCTGAAACAATATATACTGTTCAATCAGGTAACTCTCCGTCTNCATATACCACAAATATCAATCTTTATTTGCTCCATATTAATCTACCCTTTCAATTCTAATTTCTGTAGATTATTAATAACATAATATTGAAAAGCATCCACTGTATGGTCATCCACTTTTACTACCTTAGGTTCTTTTCCTGGTTCCAATGAATCTTCATCCCATTGATATTTTTTATGCTCTTCTAAGAATATTTGATTATTCTCAGTATTTAATACATATACCCTATTATTAGCTAATAAGTCTCTAACGTAATCTATCATATCTTCTTTAGTACTCTTTCTAGCTGGAGTTAAATATATTCCATAGTCTTTACTAAATTGGTTCCTTATAGCTCCATCAGCACTATCAACAACTTGTGTATCTATATTAACATTATATTTAGAGATATTATCTTGCATGAATTTCCAAAGGTCTTTACTAAAATCACTAGGTGCCTTTTTATTTACCTTATTGATAGGTGAATAATAGAAGGTATCTAGCAATATTACTCTTTTCTTAAGGGTAAATCCTATAAATAAAAATGTAGTGGCTGAGGTTGAATATCCTGTATCAATAGGTACATCTGCTAATATTAATCTATCATCATCAGGTATTTCTTCTACTATATTAAATAAATTATAGTTATAAATAATATTACCTAAGCCAGTAACTTTACCACCATACATCCAATCATGATAATCTCTATCTGTTTCTTTTACCCTTTTAACCCTTCTTACAAATTGGTCACTTAGAAACCCTCTTACATCATCTTCATAAGTACTATGGTTTATATAATAATCTTTATCATCTTTAATTTCTTCCAACCATTCATTAATCCATACATAAGGGTTCTTTGGAGGGTTATATGAGAAATATACTTCTACTTCTTTTCCTTCTGGTAAATCTTGTCGTATAAAAGTATCATTAACAGTATCTATTTCTTCTTTACCTTCAAATTCAGCAGCCTCTTCATACCATAAATCAGATACATATCCTTCAGCTATTTTAGCAGACTTAATCTTTAATGGGTCATCAACACCATAAAAATAAAATGCCGTATTAGTCTTGTTATGGATTATCTTTAATGGTGATTTTAAAAAGGTAAATTCATTTTGAACATTTAACATTATTATAGCCCATTTAATTTGCTCATATACCGATGTTGATAAATACTTACCTACTTTTCTAAAGCATACAACATTAGCTTTATTATCTTGTAAAAACTTATATACTAACTTAATACTTATAGCACTACTTTTAAATGAACTCCTTCCACCTTTAAATATTCTATATGGAGCTTTTATTGGATTCTTTTCATCAAATAGTGGATAAAAGTTTGGATTAATTAAATCACTTATCTTTATCTCTATATTATCTTCATTAGGTATATTATTATCTTCAACTGGATTATCTACTACTATAGGATCTCCATTATCATCTACATCATGCAAATGTC